CGCCGTGAGGCGTGCGCTCTTGGAGAAAGGCTCCGAGATTAACCTATGAGGTAGGTCAACCTAGAACCTTGTCTCGCAAGAGACATTGATCTAAGATGATCGCGAGCATCCTGGGCACCTAGTCGCAAGACTAAGGCCCCACTTGCTTAATCCTTATAGGAAACCCAAACCGAGGTTACTTTGGTATCGGTTCGGTTGCCAAATGGATATTTGAGGTGTTCCCTGTCCTTGGGGAGATGTGGGTGCGAACCCACATAAAATGGATTAAATCTCCCACTCTACCCGGGTGGGTTGAGGACCCTCATTGCCTGAAGTCCCGTAAAGGGAACAAGGTATTGCCATGGTTATGCAAATGACCTTTGCTTCTTAACACCGTACACTCTCAGAATTCTGAGGGGCAAAAGAGCCTACCCTAGATTGGTCATCTAGAAGTGCTTGATGCATGGGCAATGTTCGGAAGGAGCTGAGCTAAGCCAGTTCTCAGAATGAGAATTCTGACAGAGAAAGCTACAAACCGAAGGACCCTGTCACCGGGGTGAAGGTAAGGTAGCACCATGGAACAAATGTTCCAAATGGTAATCCCATATTGGATTTGGTGATACAAGTGTAGCGGGCGGTACGCTTCCTGCTCTGGTTTTCACCATTGAAGATATGTGCGACCAAAGTGGTCGGTGATCCCAATGGTTTACAGCTGTCCCTGAGGTAAATCAGGATGAAGCCAGTTGGAAACGACTGGTGGATCCGGTGGCTAATCGGAGCCTAACCAGCTTTGAGAAGTCATCGGACTCTTTCTGAGGGGTCCGACGGGCTCTGTGGATAGATTGGATATTCCGACACGGGTAACTCCCGACTCTTACCAAGAGCGCCTGCAGCCCGGTAGGGTCATATGATCCTATTCGGAAACTGAAGGTGTAACGTTGGCAGCGATGCCTTAAATCACACTTAGGTGTATTTAATCTTATGAAACTCTTACTTCAATCATTAAGAATGAAAGGAGCCAGGATGCTTCTAAGAAACGCTACATGGCGTCCAGATCTAAAAGTCTGGAGACACTGGCTTCGTCCAGGTATTACCTGGATTCGGCTGGTGTCAGGGTTAGTTACTAGGTCGAAAATAATCCAACTGTCACAGTTTGCACGACAATGTGTAAACATTGGTTCGCGTCAAGGCCGGAAGGGTTTAGTCTTGTATTTGAAGGTCTGTAATACTGCATTAATGCAGTCATTACCTGGAGGACATCTCAGCTATTCCAGTCGTGAGATTGGAAAGGTTGCGGTGTCTAGATCGCGGAATGGCCTTCCGAGAATCATCCCTGCGTTTGCACGTAGAGAGATTCTTCGTGGTAACACGACGATCATCCAGCTATGGCTTACGTTCTTCGGTTTGTATCGAATTCTTCCATGTAAGGGAGCTCCAAAGTTCCAGACAATTCTGGAACCAGGACGAGTGGTATCACCCGACTTCTTAGGAGGTTGGGTTGGTTTCATTCGTAACAGCTTCCTTCCATTGTTGGAGGAGATGCATGCCGAAGACCTAGTGGACGTCGGAACTAAGGTTCTCGACCGTCCAGAGCCATTTGTGATCTCTTCATTTTCTGCTGATAAGAGGCAGGATCCTTCCATGGATGCTGTCTCAAACCAGTACAAGTTACTAAAGAGGACTGCGCCACAGGCTTATACAGCCGAACCTACCGCATTTGCCCAACGTGTCCATGCAGCTTACTGCTGGGCACATGGAGGGTGGGCGTTAACACCGCCAAACCTGTTAAAGGATTACCTTAAACAGATTCCAGGGGGTGAGGGGACAACCCAATCTCTCTGGACACTCTTACTCGAGACGGCGGATTTCTGGCCGCTCGTTAAGAATTCTCATAGGGCACCAATCAAAGCCGTTAAATCGGTTAAGAAAGATGGTAAGGATAAGTTAATCCTTACGGATGCAACTTGGGTTAATGGATCACTTGTGGTCCGTAAATCCCCAGTTAACATCTTACCTAATGTGAATTCGACAGGGAAGAACGCCTCTGGGCGTTTAGCCCTGCTCGAGGAAGCTGCTGGGAAAGTTCGTGTGGTTGCACTACTAGATGTGTGGAGTCAGTGGGCACTTAAGCCACTCCATAATTGGATCTTCGATCTTTTACGGAGTATTCCTCAAGATGGTACCTTTGACCAGCTTAAGCCGGTTAAAGCCCTTCTAAGGAAGGTAAGCAATGATACTACGATTTATTCGTATGATCTTAGTGCTGCTACCGACAGGATTCCTGTAGTGATACAGGAATACCTGCTGACTCAAGTGTTTGGGAAGGATTTCGCCAAAGCTTGGCGAAACCTTCTCGTAGGTCGTCCATTCTGGATTTCCAAAAGAGTCCAGCGTGAACGGGGCCTAGCAAGCCGTGCCCTTCGGTACGCCGTTGGGCAACCTATGGGCGGGTATAGCTCTTGGGCTATGCTTGCTCTGACACATCATGCTATGGTGCAGTTCTGCGCGTTCCGTGCAGGCTTGTCCGGTTGGTTTACCCTATACGCGGTCTTAGGTGATGACGTAGTCATTGCTGACTGCCGCGTGGCCAAGAAATACCGTGTGCTATGTCGGCTCCTCGGAGTTGAGATTGGACTAAACAAGAGTCTAGTTTCAAAAGGGAGAACTTTAGAGTTCGCTAAGAAACTGTTCTATCAAGGACAGGATATTAGTGGATTGCCTCTGAAGTTTTGGGCTGCTGCCCAGAATTCATCAGGGGTTGCCTGCGCTTTAGCAAGCTGGGTAACTAAGGGATCTCTCTCCAATGTAGTTAGGGCTCTTGGTGCTGGGTTTAAGGTCGCCGCTAAGGTGGCCGATACACGTTGGGAATCATTACCCCAACGGGTTCGGGCACTGGGCGTATCCTTAACTCACCCGTTCATAGGTTCTCGTTTTGCGTTTAAGACGTGGACTGAATGGATCTGGTCCCATACAGCCTCTACCAGGGGTTTAAACCCTGATATGCTGACATGGGTCACACCGTTTATGACAGCTGTCGATACAGTGTTGCTGAAACCAGCTGAACAACACCTCGAAGCTCTTCAGGAAGAATTATTCTTCTCTGATAAGTTAGAGGATCGTTGCTCTCGACTGGTTGAGGCACAGACCAATAAGTCTGCGGTCAAAGCACAAAACTCCCTAGAATTGGCGAGAAAGTCCGCACAACATCTCCAGGCACTTAACATCAAGCTTAGCTTGGTGCAAATCTCTGCTGTTGTCCAACAGCTATGGAGGGCTGTGGATAAAGTAGGATTGGTGCCACTCTCTTCTATAAAAGGGAGTGTAAGAGCGGAAGTAGATCCTTACCGTTTAAGGGTAACGAACATGCTTAGGCATTTCGAGTGGCTTCGGCGACTGGTGAAACCGCAGCATCCACGAAGTGGATCTCTGAAAGAGAATGTTGGGTCATAATCGGACATTAATAAAGACCGATTGCGGCACATTGGCACGTGTCGTTAAAGTACTAACCAAATACTAATTAGGAACTTTCCCAAAAGGGAGGGTTTCCTAAGAAATAGTGGAGAGCATCCTTAGCTCCATCGCGCCTCAAAACCAAG